AAATCTCGTAAAGATACTATCCAATCTTTGAGCAACTCTATCCTCTGCCATTTCAAGAGAAATGTACAGAACATTATGCCCATCCAACACAGAGCGAGCAGCTTGATTTGCCAAGAACAAGGACTTGCCTACCCCTGGAGGGGCTACAACCATAGCCATCTCTTTATGTGCAAGACCGCCCTCAAGAGCTTCGTTAATACTCTCAAAAGGGGTGCGGAACTTAGGGACTACAGAGGCGTTATTTAAACGCTCCCACCTTTCTTTAATATCAGTAAAGTAATCGGTTCCTAGGTCAACATTTCTATTAACAGAAAACGCATTCCTAACCTCCTCTTCGATAGCCCCAAAATTCTTTTTCTTTAAGTGGTCAACGGATTTAAGGATAGCATCCTTAACAGCTTGCTCCTTAGCAAACTCCTCTACTTTATCGAGATAGAATTCCTGGTTATCAATAGATTTTTCATCAAGCCCATTAATAGCCTCTAACTCGTCTCGGTACTCTCCGAATAACTCATTAGAGGTTAGAATAGACTTGGTTTCTTCTAGAAGCTGGTCGTCTGTTGGTAGCTTCTTGTATTGTAGGAAGAAATTGGTGATGACAGTATACATCTTTTGGTGGGACGGGAACTCGAAATACTCGTCCTTGACCATTGGCATAATCTGCAAGAGGAAAGCCTCGTCAGATTTTGCCAGATAAATGATACCCCTTTGAATTGAATCTTGAAATTTGTAAGCCACGACCTATTATAGTCCCGTCATGTTAATTCCTGACCCAGTACTGCCAAAACCGCCAGAACCTCTAAGGGTCTCTTCCCTCAAAAACTCCTCAGGTGTCACCTCTTGAAGCACTACGGTAGGGAGTTTAGATAGTACTAGCTGAGCTACCCGTTCGCCAGCCTTTATTATAGTAGTATTAGAGGAAATACATGAAAGGGCAATCTTTATCTCTCCACGATAGTCCGAATCTATGGTGCCTGGAGCGTTAGGTATAACACACCCGCGCTTACATATAGAACTTCGTAACCGTAGCTGACCTTCGTACCCTTCAGGTATAATGATATGAATACCAGTACCTAGTATCTTTGTAGTGCCTGTAGGTATGACAGCATCCTCAGTTACAGCTAAATCGAACCCAGCAGACCCCTCTGTATGAAACTTAGGGGTAGGATTATTAGAAGTGTTTAAGATTTTTATAAATATCATTAGGATTCTATTATAGTACTTTTTCGAGCCTTTTCAACGCCTTCAACTTCTTTGCCTATTGTTTTTTTAGATACTTCGGCACGCGCTTTAGCTTCAGTATCGCTTACGCGATTAAAACCCATCTCTTTAGCTCCTTGCTCATCTAACGTGTACCCTGCATAAGGTCTTTGAGAGTTATAATCAGAGTGTTCCTCCTCCCCTCCTAAAATACTATTTTTGGCAGCGGCAATTTCCGTCCTCATCCATTCATGCTCTGCATCAGCGCGGTAGGACTTAGTTTGGTATAAGTAACCCCCCTTAACAGAGACATTGGCTACTCCCAGAGAATAATCTCTTTCAGACCACCCCTTACACTCACCCTCACCGCAGGGAAATCTAATATTACCACTCTCAGAACGCCCAAACTCTTTTTCGATATTAGCGTAATCGGTAAAGGAGATAATTAATTCGGTAGCAGTACGGCAGTTTAAACAAATATGGTTATAAATAGGCATTATAGTTTCTTAACCTTTGAGATATGATTCTCCTTAGTAACTTCTAATATATCCGACCAGTCTTCTATAAGAGACGTTAAATTATCACTATGAGTTATAATAAATAGTCTTTTAGTTAAGGTTATTTGTTGTATTAACTCATACAGACCTTTTATACCCTCCTCATCTAGCGAGTCAGCGATTTCATCAAAGAATACGACATTAGACCTCTCCTTACCTGTAAGGAGAAGGAGGTCATTTAGGGCCAGCATGACGGATAAGGACAGTTTCTTCTTTTCTCCTCCAGACAATGTACTAAAATAGGCAGTCTTCTTTTTATTGAGGATAGTTTCTTGCAGTAGGTCATCAAATTCTATGGAGAAATTACCTTGAGTTAAAAACCCGAGATAGTAATTAGAACGTTCATTAAAGAAAGAAAGGATATTACGAATAATATACTTAACTAAGCCTTGTTCTGAAAATGCAGTCTCCCAGAATCGCATAAGGTCATACTGCTTTTGAGCATTAGACATATCCTCTATGTGCTCTTTACATATCTGCTTCTGAGTCTTGATTTGTCCTTTTAATATATCAATTTCCGCTTCAAAAGATTTAACCCTTTCAATAAGGTCGAAATCCTCAAGCTGGATAGGGAGTTTGACTTCAGCCAACTCTCTCCTTATTTTATAAATGGAGGGTAGCAAGTACTCCATATCTTCACCTGCTTGCTTAGCTATTTTTTTATCTTCCTGTAGCATTTCCCAAATATGGAAGGATACTTTATCGCAATGTTCGCATTTACCGTTCTCATATTTTTCAATACGTGATACGGCACGTTCCGCAATACCGCGAAGCTCATTTTTCTTGGAAAGTAGGTTATTATACTCTACTTCTAAATCATGGTTCTTGCGTTCTATCTCTTGTATTTCTGAAATGGTATGACTTTTAACAAAAGCAAGCTTTTCAGGGGTAAGGGACTTATCAGCCTCCTTACACATCTTCGTAAGGTCATTTTTGCGGTCACGTACAACGCCCAATTTAAAGTTAGCATCATCAACTAAAGTGCTGTATACTTTCTTATCGTTATTGTTCTTTGATTTTATAGCCTTAATGTGCTGCCTCTGCTTAAACAACTCAGAGACGCTTAGAAAGTTCTGAATGATTGTTCTCTTCTCTTCCGCACTTGCTGTAAGGAAGTTAGTGGAGTTCCCTTGACCGAAGACTATCGAAGCCAGAAATACGGACGAATTCGTGTTAAGAATACTCTCTAGGTATTTTTGAGTTTGATTAACACCCTCTTTAGTGCAATTCTCACCGCCAACCATTACTGTTAGCATGGGAGGCTTTTTAGTCCTCTCAATAACAACGTTGTCGTTAACTCGTATAGTTACCCTGCACTTCCCTTTCGTATTAAGATTACCGAGGCTCTTCTCTGTAGTCTTCCTTATAGTTTTTCCAAATAAAGCAAATGCAACAGCCTCAATAATGCTACTCTTACCAGCACCATTTGAAGACTTTGGCTTTGTATCATTATTAACTCCCACTACACGGACAAGCTCCGAGAAATCCTCGAAATCTATCTCTGCTTCTTCAATTGATAAGAAGTTTTCTATTTTTATAGTATTAAGTTTCATATTCTCGTATTTCCTCTAAAGCGTTTAATAACTCAGCCTTGGAGAAAATAGTCTGTGCATTATCAATATATTCGTGGATAATAGTATCGTCAACCGTCAACAGTGAGTCATAATCTACATGAGATGCTTCGTACTTTGGCAATACATCATCAAAGACAATCTCCAAGTGATTTACTTTATGTTTCTTTAATATAATTTCTGTTAGCTCTTTTTCACTAGAAGCATCTAGAGTATCTAACTTAACCCGTAAAATAGTAAAGAATGAGTCGAAGCGGTAACGGCGCGAGTCAGCTTCAATCGAATGTAACGTAGAGGTGACATGTCGAATACCGAAATCAATAGGTTTACGGACAACTTCCACTTCCCCATTTCTGATAATTAGTTCGTGTATGTACTTCTGAGCGTTAGCTTCTCCGAAAGAAGTTGAGTACTGAGTTCCCAGTACATAGACATTTTTCCCGTAAATCTTCGGTTTATGTATATGGCCTAAAAAAACCAAACGTTTCTTACCGAAATGAGACCTTTTAATATAGGACTCATACTCATAAGAACCATTAGCTACACAACCGTCAAATCCAAAGTGTCCGAAGACGTGATTAGTGCTGGCCTTTAGGTCCCGCACTATAAGCCGTTCATCTTCATAATGCGGTATGAAATCGAAATCCACGGTATCAAGACGAACAGTTGTAGTCTCTGAAAATACAGTTGCAATATCAGAAAATAAAGATAAAGTAGTTTCTGTAGACCCATCTTTAGCTATAGTGTCGTGATTACCTCGGTTAATTTATATTTTTTTAGTATGAAGACCTTCCAGTAACCGTCTAAACGCTAATAATTCAGAACCTTTGGGATTCCTTCTATGGAATATATCACCGTTAATTATAACTGAATCTGGGGGTTTCCTATTTACGAGTTTCGTTAACGTGGAAATCTGGGATTCTAGATATCCAGGCATGTAGTCTGACCGTAGATGCAGGTCAGTTAAAAGAACTGCTCTATGCATCTTGGAAGAATGATTGAATTTTCGGGGCATTAAGTAATTTACCTTTAAGGTTAAACTCTGCCTCCATTAAGTGTCCGAAGGACGTACCAACCTCAACATCTACTTCAAAAGGTACTACGAAATCAATTCCGTACATCCCCTTAAAATCATCAGTCATAGGTAAGACCACTTTTAGGAGCGTAGCTACTTTCTCTATATCCTTTTTATTACATTGTACCTCTACTGAGTCATGTACTGTTGCTAAGATATCAAAATCTAAGCCCGTAGCTGCTCTGTACTTGTGTAATCTGCGAATAGAATGAAGCATAAGGTCCGAGGCAGAACTTTGAATGACGAAGTTCATGCCTTGTCGAAGGGCGCGATATTGGTATTTTTTAAGGGGGCTCTTAATATTAGGTAGGTGTCTGCGTCTACCAAAAATACTAACTGCGTACGAGTTTTCTTTAATGAACTTATGGATATTAGTAATCCACTTAAAAACCTTAGGGAACGAGTCTTGGTAAGCTTTAAAAATCCCCTTACAATAACCTACGCTCTTACCTATCTGCTGAGATAGCTTGTTAGGACCTCCACCATACACGATAAGGAAACTAACGGACTTTGCAATCTGACGCTCCTCCTTGGTCACGTCATCGGCATTCTTTCCAAATACCAAAGATGCTGTAAACCTATGAAGGTCTTTTCCTGAGTTGAATGCTTGTATAAGAGCTTTATCCCCGCAGCATTGTGCAAGTACCCTAAGCTCCGCTTGGGAGAAGTCTGCAGCGAGGAACGCCTTCCCAGGGTCGGCTACCATGAGTTTACGGATATTAACAGCATCACCCTCAACATCTCTTGGTAGTGTATGGAAAGATATCCCCTTCTTTTTACCGCTCACGTTGTAAGTCGAGCAAGACAGTCTTCCTGTAACTACAGTAGCGAAGTTATACTGTGAGTAGATTCTGCCATCCTCATTATACTCAATAGCTTTCTCTACGCCTTTAACATAAGTTCTATGCTGTTTAGTACGGTACTTATATTTTAAAAGAGTTTTAATAAACTCCTGTGCTTTTTTATTGGTAGTATTCGCTAAAACCTCTGATAAATGCTCATCACTAATCTGAGGCATTCTAGTCTTCTCAGAGAACATGCAAGGAGTTAAATCAAAGCCATCAGATGTAAACAATAATGACCCCATCTCTGGTATGGAATTAGGGTTTACTTCCCCTGTAGGGGATAGTTCTTGAATCTTCTCCTTAAGTTCCTCTAACTCAGCAATAAGAGTTTCATCCAAAACTTTAAGATAATCAGTATCTACCTTAATACCAAAGTTTTCGACCATGCTTAGGATAACAAGAATGTCTTTTAGAAGATTATCATAAACTTTATGAACCTCCTTCTCCTTCATCTGCTGTTTAAGCACATGATAAGCCCTAAGCGTAAAATCACAATCCATGGCGTTGCCAAACGCCAAATCATCTAAGGGCATGTTAGCCCAAAAATCGGGGTCTTTCTTAGCTTGTTTGGCTACTGTTAGCATTGCGTAGGTTTTCGAGGTATATGGTAAATTCTAGAAGGGTAAATACTTTACATTTTGTATCTCTGCACGATTCTCGGAGCCAATTAATAGCCCCGTCACGAAAACCTTCTCCGTGTGTTATTATAATAGTCTCTTCTTCATCTACTTTTTGAGTGAAATTCATCATTAAGTACGGGAGCTTCTCATCAACGCTTCCTGCTGACTGCTGATACTTACATTCAATACGTATATCGTGTCCCTGGTACTTTAAAAGAAACTCACTCCTACATTTAGTACCATAAATGCTCTCGTAAGGCGCATTCTTTAGTAGGACATTATCGGAAATAAGCCTACCTGCATCTTCAGACCATTTACGGCTAGGAATTTCTAGAGATTTAGTTATAAAACCTTCTACTTTATCTTCGAACTTTGCACCATTCGTAGCAGCTTTTTGTCCTTGAGGGTCAATTTTCATATTCATTTTAAAACTCCTCAAGCTCCATAGGCCAATGTTCCTTTACTATATCCATAAGACCGTGGGGTTTATTTTCATCTACGAGGGAGTGCATAATTTGAGTATCGTGTATATTGTTGAAGACATCCACTCCCCAGTTTTTAAGGAACTTTAAGTCGAACTTACAGTTATGGAATATTTTACCGATAGAAGGGTCCGCCAAAAGAGACACAAAACTATCACGAACACGCGAGATATCAGCATTAGAAAGCTCAGACTCTCTATGATAAATCGGAATAACGAAGGCTTCTTTATCCCCAGTAGCAAGACCAATAGATGTAATCTTATCTTTTTTGTAATCCAATCCCGTAGTTTCAATATCAATTGAAACAATATCTTTAGTGCTGGCGTGCTTCATGGCCTTTAGCGCGGAGTCAACATCGTTATGAAGATTATAAGTTGAGTTGGCTAGTTTGTTTTTGCCTAGAATAAACTTATCGTAGGCGTTATCTATATCCTGCACAAAGAGAGTCCTAAGCTTAGGCTCTGAATAAATAGAGAATGGATGGTAAAGAGGTACAACGGGAACACTCTTTCCATCCACATCAACCCAGAACTCCTTACCTCTCTTAGTACCGATACCAGACTTCTTCAAAAGAGTCTTCATGGCTAGATTTCCTAGTACGAATATAAGGTCTGGTTCAGCAGTCTTGATGTTTTCCTCAAGTAGAGGGCGATTCTCATGAATCATTGCAGTAGTCGCATCTTTTTCAGAGACGCCAAGGGATTTAATGGCAGCAACAAACTGATACTCGTCACGTTTTAGTTTAGTCTTTTCAAGTAGTT